TGTATACTATCCATAATGCCGTTGTCTTACTTTTCTTACTTGCTCTTGATCCTTTTACGACCTTGTACCTTCCCTTGAAGTTCCAAAAATCTCTATATCCTTTTCCAACCAGTTCCGGCAGATTCACTTTTCTACTCTTCAAGTTCGTTCTCACCTACAATCATAACAGGTACAACTCCTTCAACTTCAACTTTATCTGTAAACAATCTATATCGTTTACCAAGCAATTCTGCCGATTTAATTCTTTCACGCAATCCAATTTGTTTTTTTATTTTTCTTGCCTCACTAGTTCCATCGCCAGTCCCTTCAACAACAACAACTTCCTCGTCAAGCTCACCTCTCATTGATTTGGTCAGAAATTCAAGCACTTCTTTGGCAGAGGCCGTCCTTTCATTTTCTAAAACCTTTAATTTTTCATCAATATAGCTTTTTACACCAACTTTTGCCAAGTTTTCACTTGCTACATTATTTAAATTTTTTCCTTTATACCCTGCCCTTCTGGCAGATTCTGTTGCATTTCCGGTTTCAATGTAATAATCAGCAAATCTTTTTTGTTTCTCTGTCAATTTCATGTCAAGTTCTCCACCTCCTCAAAAAGAATATTTATAAAAAAAAAGACAGCTTTTAAACTGTCTTAATTCCTAATATAGCTAATCAAATTCATCGACCATTAATGTTAATCATTAATTTCCAAAAATTCCAATATAACATATTATATCATATAAATGGGATATGTAAATACCACGTTTGGGACACCAATGGGACATTTTGTCAAGTACCTAATCTAATAAAACCTCAGGGAATAAACTGTACTGTAATTTCTTAATCAGTCTTGTTCTATTTCTTCCTATTGTTCTCCTATCCACTTCAAAATCTTCAGCTATTTCATCAATAGTCCATTCCTTAAAATATCTAAGAACTATAATATCATAATATCTATCATCTTTAATTCCTTCCAAAGCATTATCCACTCTAATAACTCTTTTTTCAAGTTTTGCATTCTCAGACTTTAAATGTTCTATCCGTTTTAATTCTAACTCTGGAAGCCCCTCATACTTTTTTAATCCCCCTTGAACATTTTCAACAGGCCTTACCTTTTTTGTTTCTCCTAACCCATTCTCTAATATTTCTTTGACACGCTCATTGTTTCTTTCAATAGTCTTTTTGTAATTTGGATAAGCTCGAAGCATTGCTTCAGTTTCTTTATATTTATCCGTTTTACTTATCTGTATTAATCTTTCTGCAACTCTATCCGCAATTTTTTCTATATCTTTTTCATTCATATATTTTTTTATTCTTCCTTTCCACTGAATTTCTAGTACATTTTAATAAACATTCTATTAAACATCCCTTTTTTTGATTTCTCAAACAGCATTAACAAAGTTTCATCTGAAAAATTTTTATAATTAAAATTAAATCCATACACTTCTATTCTTTTATGCACATTTAATCTTTGTCTCATATCAACTTCCAATCTTAGCCATTTTTCTAATTCTTTTTTACTCTTCTTTCTAACTATTACACCTTTTCCATTTTCACTGTAAATAATCACTTGTTTCAATCTTGTCTTCTCCTTCAATAATTTCTTTTAACTTCGGTTCTTCAAATAATTCACTTTTTCCTATTTTCCCTTTTTTAGGGCCTTCCATATAATAAACAGGTTTCCCATTTTTATCTAATTTTGTCATATTAGAACGATGAACTTCCTTAAATGCTGTAAGAAATATTCCATTAAACTTGTTTTTTTCAATTTTATTACATATTCCTACTAATTCTGAGTCCATTGAATCAAAGTATAGTATTCTCACAACGATGTCAATATTTCCTTTACATTGCTCTAATAATGTTCCTATATACACATAAGTCATATCCACAACTGCATCCAGTTTTCCTACTGTATCATTCTCTATTTCGGCTTTCATGTATTCCGTTTTCTCTTCCATAAGCAGTAAATCTCTTAAATGCTCTCTCTCTTCTGTCATATCCTTATTTAAAAATTCTTCCTGCTTGAAAGCCAAATAAAATTCCTTGACCATTTTAGCCATCATTTCCCATTGTTCCATCTATCCTTCCTCTCTTTCATCCCATTCTAAACTGCATTTTTTCATATATTCTAAATATTTCTTGGCTTCTTCTTCTGTTTCAAAATAATTCCCAAAATCATACCTTGCCTTATCTCCATCATAATCCCAATCATCATCAGTAGAAATCCCACAGTAATCATCAATATAAAAATAGCTCTCCCCTGTTTCCGCTCTCCATCTTTTCTCGATGCCATATTTCTCATTGACAGCTTCCACCTTGTCTTGTATTATTCTTTTAACTATATCATTGCAGATGTTTACAGTATTGTTCAAATCAGAAGACTTTAAATACAAGTAATTACTAAGTGTCACGAAACTGGGATCAATTAATGAAGTTGACATTACTTTTAGTTCGTCATCCTTGAAATTGCCAAGTTTTAATACTTCCTCATTTTGTTTTCTAATCCTCCAGGCCCATTTATCCCAAACAGGCGTAAATTCTATTTCCAATACACTTTCCTTTTTCATTTTTTTCCTCCTATTATTTTAATATTAATTAATATTCTAATAAATCACAAAATACAAAAATTTTCCTTATTTTCAAGCTCCAAAAAGTGAAACCTATTTAAACCCAATAAAAATCATACTTTAAGAGAAAGGTTTCGGTTACACTTTGCTTTTTTAAAGTTCCTATATAAAACACTACTTCTTCTCCATAATTGAGAACAAACAAATTTCCAGAAAAACTTTTATTGAAAATAAGTGTAACTAGTGTAACCAACACCTGTTATATAACAGTAGCATATATTATATAAATATAATATAATACTTTAAAAATAATAAAAATTATATATTATAACATATATTATATAACATTTTATCGGGTTACACTTTGGGTTACACTTTGGGTAAAAGGTTTCACTTTAAGTGTAACCTAACACCTGTTATTTATGATTTCCCTTAGCTATAAATAAATAATATATATTAATAAACCATTCAATCATCATTTAAGTAATTTATTAATGAAAATTCAATTCTTTTTCTTTCTATTTATATGAAATATAGATTAAAAATAATTGTGGTTTACTCTTTGTTTTCATCTATTGGTTGAAACGCTCTAAAAGTTTTCTTATTCCTCTTTACAACCTTAATTTTTAACCTGTGAACATTATAAATAGCCTCTCTTAACATCTTCTTACTGGCAGTCAAATCATTTTCTTCACACCATTGCTCAAATTCCAAGTATATTTCCTGATTCGTTTTCCCAATTATATCCTCTCTCGTTAAATCCTTAACATATATTTCAGCTCCATTGTTTTCTTCATGATATTGTCTGTTAAAATCTGCTACGATACTGCAATTTGTAAAATCTCCGTTCTCATACAATCTTTTATACCCTTCAATAATTAATCTTAGCCAGTATTCCAAAGCCTTCTGAGTAGTTAATTTTGTAATGAACCTTGGATCTTTTCTCTTTGGTTTGGAGTACATAGGTAGCCAAAGAACTCTACGTTTATAGCTTTCTCCTTTTTCCCATGATTTCAATATATGATTTGATGTAAATATCAAACTTGTAGTCATGGCTGCAGACGTTGAATTTTTAAACATTTTTCTAATTTCCACATAGTCACAGGTTGAAATATTTTTTAACATCTCCATATCCTTACCATTGATTGGCTGGTCTTGAATATCATCACCTAAATTAACTAATTTACCATCTAAACTATAAGCATATCTCTCATCTGACATTTGCTTTATCTTCAACCCACTACAATTCTCTCTATTCAAAATACTTCTGATAATAATCAGTAAAGTTCCCTTACCATTTCCACCATCTCCGACAAATATAAAAAATTTTGCTAGAGCTCTTTTTACTTCTGGATCAGTAATTAAGCCATGTGCTAAAATTTCAAATAATAAATCTCTGTATTTCTCATCATTATTAGTCAATTGAGCCACGTAATCATCAACTGTTTCGACTGGTTCAGCTTCAGGTTTATAATCTAATTCAACATAGTAAGGAGTAAATTCCTTATAGTCATCAATTTCAACAAACTCTCCATTTATTAGTACACCATTATTAAATTTTATATTAAAAATAGTATCTAGCGGTATCTTTTTACTTCTGTACAGCATTTGTTTACAAACTTCGTCCACATAAGCAGTCTTCTGGTCTCCAACCATACTGTAAATCATATGTTTTAATGACAACTCATCATTTTCATATTTAGTACCGTTATAACAATAAAGCTCATTTTTATAAACACAAGTGTTAAAATCTTTAATCATTTTAGTAGCTACCAAATATTCACCATTTTTTGTTGCTTCAAATCCAGTATCCCTCATAATTATTTCAAACTCATTTTCATCCAAGGGGTCTGCAAATATGTACTGATTTATAAAATAGAGAATCCTTTTTTCTTCAGCATACCCTGCCAACTTAGCACGATGCGAAAAAAGTGCGTTATTTCTTCCGTCATTTTCACTAAGGCCCAACATACTTTCAAATTTTCTGTTAGCTTGGAATATTTCAGGTAATTCCTGTCTCACATCATTTCTTTCAACTTTTCTATGTTTTCCGTTTCTTTTTATCGTACAGCTTTTAGTATTTCCTGTATGTTTATATTCTATTTTAAAACCTAGAGGACACACTCTAGCAGCTCCACGAAATCCTAGTGGTTTCTTGAAGTATAAATGCACTCCTCTATCCGTCCATACAGTCCGTGTACGAATGTTAAAGTACTTTAGCAATACTTTTATCGTCTCAATGTCTAAACAGTCTATATCGACCACCAAATCGTCATCAGTCAACAACCAACCAGCGTCTTTAAAGTAAGTATCATTATCAGATATTTCAGCATTTTTAGCAGCATGTTTTTGACCTGGTTTATACTCTATATACATCTATTATATCTCCCACATTGTCAATTTCTTGTTTATAATTTGATAATAATGATTCAGGTCAACAATTTTCTCGAAATTTTCTAGTTTACTGCAATCGTCATTCCACAAAAACATTTTTTCAGGAGCGTCGGCAAACTTAACAAGCCCTCCGTCTAATCTTTTCTTACTCAATTGAATTCCGTTGTTTCTACAAGCAAAAACTCTATTTATATTCTGATATTTCTTATTGTCCTGGTCAAAAGTTCCTTGATAAGTTCTTCCTGCTTGAAGTATATACTGATACAATTCAGGCTTAGTTCTATTTTCAATCAATGTTTCAAGTACATCTTTATTATGCACTAATTTATTTACAACAGCTATATCAATGATTCTAGCATTGTTATTACTAAAATATTTGTCACCACTAAACTTATTAACATCTCCACCTTTACATTTGATATAATCCCCTTTTACACCTATATAGTTATTAACATCTTTCTGAATAAACAAATCAAAATTATCTTCTTCCAAATTTAATTTAAACTCTTTCTCCCATTGCTCTTTTACTGCTAAATACTCAGTGGAGTTAGTTGTAAAAGCCACACCATCAGTATTTATATTAATTATTTGACAAGTATCCGACAATCTTTTACACAATTCATACAGTGCTATTTGACCATACACACACACGGAATAAGCAGCACGAGGATTATTTAAGACAGAATATTGATTGTTTAAGTTTCCATACACCGAATTAAGAATTAATTTAAGAGCGTCACTTTCTAGCTTATCTTTATGTTTTATCTCAACCCTACGGTTCAATATATCTATATATTTACTTGTAGCAGGGCCTAGGGCGTTTAGCAGAATGATTATATTAGGATACATGCTCGTAACATCTAATAATTTTACATTTTTAACTCTAATTGGCTTAGAGGGTGCTCCATGCAGTCCTCCAAATCCAAATTGAATATCATTCCCAAACTCTTTTTTCGTTATAGTCTTTGTCTTCAATTCAAATGCTGGTTCATTCAACTGTAGCCACATTTCTTTTACTTCTAAATCAACTTTATCCAATAGGTTTTCTTCAATTCTGATACTGCTCCATTTATTTATTTTTCCAGAAGTAGTAAGCAGATTTCCTGAAATAGTTGTTGTATTCCATTTTTTAGCTTTACTGTTTCCAAGTTTTTTTACCAGTAGTTCTTTTGTCTTAAAATAAGAATTTTCCCTCAGTTTATACACTTCAATGGTTGTATCCACATCATACCCACAATAAAACATTGCTTCTTTCAGTTCCTCATTTGTCAATTTTCTATCTATATCAAACGGTACACTGCTTTCAAGTATCATTTTACCCATATTTCCTTCAATTTTTTTTAATCCTGGTTTAGATACATTAATTTGCTGGAAACAGTCAAGACTATTTATGCAGCTATCCACTTCCTTATCTGCGTTATTTCCAGAGATAATTCTGTCATTAAATTCTTTCAATTGGTAATTACTCCAACCTCTTATCATTTTTGTAAGAACTAAGTCGTCATAAAAGTAGTTGTTATAACCAACTAGAGTTTTACCTTTTATAAAATCTCGAAGTTCTTCAAAATCATTGTGAAATATTCTCAATGTATTTTTATTTATATCTTTAAAAACCACAAAGGCGTCATACTTATATACCTCAATATCATAAAATAATAGATTTTCCATACATCAATCCTTTCAATAAAGGGACATCGTTTGACATCCCTTTATATAATTACTATTTCTTTTTATTTTTCTTAACTAATGGCTTAATATCTACCCATATGAATCTACCACCAGCTTTTTTTACTTCAAACATTACAGTTCGACCTATTAATTCATCTTTATTTTCTACATCTACCCCAAATTTATTTTTAAATTGTTCTAATTTTTTCACTTTTTCCTGAGGATTGATAAAGAATTTTTTCATTCCATCAACCCATTTGGCATAAACCATTTTATTTTCATAGATTTTTCCTTCATACTCGATATGGATTTTAATTCCCACATCATCTAACTTAATTTCTTTGATTACAGCTTCATCAATTAGTCCTAATTCCTCATCAGTAAACTTATCCACCGAACTTGTTTCCCACAAACTGCAATATGTATTGTAATCATAAATATCTTTTCTAACTCCCACACAATTATGTAAATCATCAAAATCACAATTAAAATATTCCTGACACCATTTCTCTACTTTCTCAGCTTTTTCAGGATCATCAACAAACTTCGCTTGAGTTCCAGACCAGCTTTGTTTATTAAAATTAACTTCTCTTATTTCTCCAGCTTCTTCATGTAAAAAAGTCATAATTGCTTTTTTTCCTTCATTTTCATAAACCACTTGTACTAATTCTAAATCTTTTAATAATTCCATCTATTTTTCCTCCATAATATATTTGATTTTATTTTCTTTTAATAACATTTCAGTCAATTTTGCGTCTTTTTCATCTGATATGATAAAAATGTATTTTTTATCAGATTTTTCCGCTTTCTTCATAACTTCTTCAACTTTTTTATTCTTTTCTTCCCTTGCTTTTGCATTCTCAATAGATTGTGCTAAGTTAAATGTTTCCAAATATTCTTTTAAAATCTCATTATCTCCAAGATTCTTTATAACTCCAATATCCATTTTTCTTTGTTCTAACCAGTCAGATAATTCATTTTCCAGCTTATCTAGCGAAGTCGTTTTATTAGCCATATTTTCTTTAAAGAAATTCTCAAAAGTTATCACATTATTGAAATCATAATGTTTCACTTTATCTTCAAACATTTCTTTAATTACAGCTTTTTTATTTATTCTTTTAGTTTCTTCCATTTGTCGTATTTGACTTCTAACAATATTATCAGCTTCTTTTACAATTGCCACTATCTCTTTTACTTGTGTTTCAAATCCAGTATAAGGTTTCAACATCTCTTTTTTTATCTTGATTCTATGATCTTCCAGTTTTTTCACATCTTTATTAACTTCAGATATCAGTTTTTTAGATTCCTTGATATTTTCTTCTGTTACTTCAACTTTTTTTAAATTCTCACTTAAATTTAATGCCTTCTCTTTTATATACTCATAAGCATTAAAATTTATCTTCCCAACTTCAAATTCAACAATCCCTGTTTCATTAATATTCATTAATTCACTCATATTCTTACTCCTCTTCCCATTCAATGTTATCATAAGCATAATCTACTAACAGTTTCACAACTTTTGAAGCAGAATAACCTGTTGCTTCTTTTATTTCATTTATAATTTCATATGTATCAGTTCTCACCTTTACAGCAATATTTCCTGATTTTGATTCTCTTTTTCTTCTTCTTATCAAAATTAATTTTTCCATCTATTTTCTCCTATTTTTAATAAAATCTCTCACTTTTATGTAATTCTATAAATTTACTGTCACTATTTTTTCTATGCATGTAGTAGAACGCTTTTGCACTTTGTGTTGAAAGATGTCTTTTAGCATTCTGAAAAGCATCATACTTATATGATTTGTCGTTCATAATTAATTCAATCTTCTTTTCATCGTGATTACTCTCAATAAAGAAATAATCATATTTAATATCAGGAGCATTCTCAAGCGTTGATGTATCTGTTGCATAAATTACATCATTATCGCCTATTTTGAATACATAACCTGTTGTTACTACATCGTGTATACATTCAAAAGGAATTACTTCCATTTCTCCAATTTGATAACTAATTTCTGTACTTAAAATCTTTTCCAGCTCTCTTTTCCCAACTTCCATAGCCACTTCATAATTTGAATAAATCTTAATATGCTTCCATTTATTCCTAATACTCTTGAATGTAGATTTTTTCAAATGGTCTGAATGTTTATGAGTAATGAAAAGATATTCTATATCTTTCAAATAGTCTTTTAATTTTGCATAAGGAACTCCGCAATCAACTAAAATATTGTTGTTAATAATCACGGCATTTCCTTTACTTCCTGATTGTATTACCCTGTATTCCAATATTCCTCCTAATCTCTTAACGCCAAAGGCATCATTATATAAAGCCAGTCATCACTAGCACCACCTTTAACAAGTACCGTACTCTTATTATTGAGCATTTTCATCACCACTGTCTTGTCCTTGATTTTTTCAATAAAATCTAGCAGGTATTTCACTTCTAATGCTATTTTTAAATCATCGCCATTCTGAATTGTTGCCAGCTCTTCTTTAAATTCTGAATGTCCATCATTTGATTTTATTAACAATTTGTTCTGTGTGAAGTTAAATACCGCTCCATTTCTATATTCAAGAGAATTTTTAGCCACAGAATAAGCACGTTTAAGTGCGGGTACAAAATTTTTAGTGCCTAAGACTACCGTTGTTCTATCTTTATCCAAGCTAGATGTTATAGTTTTGTAATCTGGGAAAACAAGGTCAACTAACCTGGATACAACTTCTATTCCTACAAATTTAAACGATATTTCATTTTTTCCTATAGAAACTGCTGTCATTTCATCAGGTGCACCTAATTTAGATTTCATAACTTTTAAAAGACCTTTAACGGTTTCCAGAGGTATGCTCGCACCAAAATCTTCAGACTTATTTGGACTAGGATTTAATTGAACTCTTGCATAGGCCAAACGGTAGGTATCTGTCCCAATAGCCTTTAAATGTTCTCCATCTAAATCAAGCCTCACACAATTTACAGCAAAGTTTTCAACATTTGTGGAAGCAGAAAACATTACATTCTCAAAAAGATTTTTCAAGTCTTCCTTCTGAAACGAATAATATTCTGGTACTTTTACACTTTCAAAGTCAGGAAAAGGGTCTCCTGTTATCAATGAAATTTCTCCCTTAGAATCATTTGTCTGAACAATTATTTTATCCTTTTCAATTTCGATTGTAACATCATTACTGGAGATTCCTTTTACCAGATCCTTAAAAATTTTACAGGGAACTAGAGCATTTCCACCGCCAGATATTTCTCCTGCAATTTCAATCCTTACAGATTTTTCCGAATCCGAAGCTCTTAATATTAAAACATTTTTCTTTTCATCAGCTTCTATAAATATCCCTTTCAAATATTCTTTTCCTAACTTCTTTTTTTCTGCAAAATTTTCTGCAATTTTAACAGCTTCCAGAAGTTTCCAAGTTTTTACTGTCGCTTTTAGTTTATCTTCCATTTTTTTTTATCCTTTCATTGATTTAATAGGCTGACATCAGTAAAAATGACAATTGCATTATTAATAAATATTTAGGAAGTATAATGTCAGCCAAGTTTTTTTTATGGAGTTTCTTCTCTCCAAAGTATTGATTTAATTGTCTAAATTTGCTATAATTAAGATGAGTTAAGACAAGCACTCATCCTGTTTTAGCCAGTGTTAGACAGTCGCTGGCTATTTTTTATTTTCATAGCCTCTTTTCTTTTACATCCAACCCAGGCAATTTCAAGTCCAGCTTCTTCAAATGCTAATAAAGTCATAGCATCCTGTTCAAAGTCGGCTTCCCCACCTTCTATGATCACCTCTTTTATTTCCTCAAATTTCTTGTCCGTTTTTGTAATAAAAGTTTTAATGTACATTCTATTTTTCTTGTCAAAATCTTTTAGTTTTACCTGTACAAATCTCTTAAAAATATTGTAATATGCAAATATCACAAGTATCTGTTTTGTCGCAGTTTCAGTATCTCTATACCTAGTTTTTAAATATTTGCCAAATTTAGTTTTTAAAATTTTTAATTCTTCCTGGTACATTTTAGAAAACTCCGCAAGCACAAATTCATTCTTAAAATCCTGTATCTTACGCTGATTAGGGTTCTGCAGCTCTTCATAGTCATATTCCTTTACAAGCCTTGTCACAATCCTGAAACTTCTCTGTATGATGTCCTCAAGTCCAAAGGTGCACCACAAGGTATTTTCTTCGTTCAATTTTGGTATTTTAGTATCGCCTCTTAGGAGATTGCCGTCTGTAATTCCAGGAATGTTAAAATAATTTCTATAATGCTTACACAAATTTGACAGGCCCATCATTGAAAAGACCTTCGCTCTTTCATTTTCATCCGTTGAGAACTTTGTGTAATCCTTTGCCTTCGATACAAGCACTCGCTTTTCTTCTTTCTTTTTTAATTTTCTCTTTATTTTCATAACTGTTCTCCATTTTTACATCTTTTTAAAGAATGACGGCCACCAAAGTATTATTATCAATAGCACGGGAAATGCTAAATTCCCTCCAGCAATCCAGTACCCATTCTCTCTAATAACTTCTAATTGTACTATAATCGTTGTGACTGCCAGAAATAATATCTTTATCAGATCTCTTGTTGTCAACATTTTCACCTCTAATCCTTTCCCCAGCTCTTGTACTCTTTACTGTTTACAAAGCTGTAAATTCTTAATCCTATGACAGCATATAGGGCAATAGTTGTTATTATTACTCCAAAATTCCCATCTTTAAAATCTTGTGTGTTGTTCAGCATAACTGCAACCCATAATATCCCCCAGTATGCCCAGTTTCTTTTTTTCACTTTTCATCACCTTCTTTAATTTACATATTTTAGCTCCAAAAATTTTTTGTAGCTCATGCCGACATATCTTTCAACCTGTATTCGCTGTATGTCATAATCCCAAACTCCACGGGGTCTAGTTCTAGTCGGCTCTCTAGTCTGAACTGCAGAGCCAAACTTAAGTCTTCTTGTCTGCAGTCCCATTCTTACATACTGCTGACCTTTTCCGATAAATTCTGCTGTTTCTTTAATTGACAGCTGCAATTTTGAAGCCTGTTTATTTATCCAAGATTCCAAATTTTCCATAGTTTTTCCTTTCCGGGATTGCCGTCCCTTAAATTTTTTGGTGTTTGTTTTTCACTACTTAGCCCTTAAACGATTTTTTTTTAATATGAATGGCATAATCTACTGCTGGTATTTTTATTCCCAATCTTTTAGCAATAGCCGCTCTTTTAATTCCTTTTTCTGCCAATTCATAAATAAGTTCTTCTTTACATTTTTTCTTGTTTTTATAATCTTCAAGTTCTTTTTTGAAATACTTATGAACTGCATTGCAACAGGATTGCCAATTTCTATTTAATGCAATACCTATCTCGTTGTACGGGAGACCTTCCACAAATCTTAAAATTCTTAATGTCTGAAGTTCTTCTGTTGTCCAGTATGTATATTTATGGCGCTGCATAACTTACTACTCTCCTTCTACCCAAAGAATATTTCATCCAGAACTTCCAAAGGATATGTATTAATAAGCCCATATTTACTATCTACGACCGTTCCTGTAAGCAGTCCTCTGGTTCTACATACCTTAGTAGCTTTTCTTCCCATAACACTTGAATTATAAGTGTTAGGCTTGATTCCCTTCATATTTGCATAAGCGATTACTGTTAAATGGTTGCTTGTCAGAGTTCTTCTCTCGTTATGTTCTATTCTCGTTAAATCTTTTTTCATATTTCCCAAGATTTGGTTATTTTGGGCAACATCATTTTCGATGTCGTTCATTCTATTTTCTGCCTCTACAATCCATTGTGCATTCATTAACAGCTGCTCAGGAATAGACATCGGTTTCTTCAAAGCCTTTTTCATTCTCTCAAATTCATTGATATATGCCACATTCAATAAAAATGCGTTTGGTACTGAAGCATTATATCCTCCAATTAATTGTGCTATGCCTTTTTCTGTGACTAGGTAGTTTTTATAACTTTTAAAGTTTCCCTTTACTTTATATGAACTAGGGATGTAAAACTCAGTAAAAGTAAGGTTTTCTCCGAGAACGGAAGATTCCGTTTTCGATATATTTCCACTATTTTCTCCGAGAGCTAAACTTTCAGCTTTCGAGAATTTTTTGATATAATCTTCTATTTTAGCAATCAGATTTTTATGTTCAACTCCCAATTCCTCTGCTACTCTATTACTTGTTGTTACTAATACTCCATTTACATTTTCTACAATAACTTGTAATTTATTCATATTTTTAAATCACTCTCCTATTATTTTTTTTAATTAAATTTTCCCAGTCTCAATCTTTTCTGATCCCTTATTATGAAATATCCTTGACTGTTAAAGTATATTTCATTTACTGTCGTTCTTTTTGTTTTGGAATCAAATAGCAGTATACTTGCTTCTGTTACTTTCCCATGTCTTCTGCTGATTCTTTTAACCTTTTCCCTGTCTCCTGTTTCCTCCAAAATATATAAATTTTTATATTTCAAACATTCTTTTAAAAACTTCTTAAACATTTATCCTCCTTGAAAAATATAATCTATTATGATATACTACTTTTGTTAGCAACAATTCCGCAAGATTGCTAATAAGTATAATTATTAAGAAACGTATATTTTAAGTCCATTATAATATTTCAAAATATACCTTCTGGAAAGGAGAAATTTATGGCCAATAAGAAACAAACATCAAAATCTGTAGCCAGTAAGGCTTCAAGTATTTTAAGAGATGGAAGATACAGCAGTAAATCTAAAAGTGTAGCTGGATCTGCTTTATCTCAAACTAAAAGTTCTTCAAGATCTAAAAAGAAATAAAATTTTTATTTTCATTTAGAAACATGTAAAGGCTTTCTGCAAGAGAAGAAATTAGATTCTCGCTCTCATTAATTTTTTCATCTAGTCTTAATTGACTAAAAATTGCATGTAAAACTTCATGGAGTAATGTAATCTTCTTTTTTTCTTCTTGCATTTCTTTATTTATTATTATTGTATTTGTTAAATACTCAATTTCTCCAAAAATTACTTCTTCATTATTCATATCTTTTTCTATAATATTGTACGTCTGACCTAAAATTTTTATTTTATCCATTTAATCACTTCCTTTCTGTTCTTGTGGTTATCTTCTATGAATTAGTTATTCTAAAGGATTCTATATCAATATATGTTATTGTTATAGTATCCTTTTTTATATCTCCGACTTTATAGCTATCCAAAGTAATTTTGCGAATACCTATTAATTCAGCACTATCCATTTTTATAGATGCTATTTTGCCATTAATCACTTCAAATTCTAAACTATATCCTTTGTTAGTCTTTTCTTCCATTCAATCACTCTCCTTTATCTAATTTTTATGCTATAATCTAACCACCTTAATATGAAAGGAGGTGTTATTTATGCGTTTAAATCCTGATTGTATAAGGGATATTCTTCTGTATGTTGAAGAAAACACAGGCTATATGAGCTACATTCCTGTCCCAAGAAATGTCCATAATTTTGATATAGTACTTCAAAATAATTATGAACCTGATGAAATCCTATATCATATTGATTTATGCGAAGAATATGGGTATATCCATACTGATTCGGGAACTATTGCTAATTTTTATATCAAAAGACTTTCTGTCCTTGGTCATGAATTTCTTGAAAATATCCGCCAGGAAAATAACTGGAATCAGACTAAATCTCTTGCTAAACAAGCAGGCTCAATTTCGTTAAATGTTATCAGTAACATAGCTTCAAATGTTATATCTGGTGTTGTGGCTAAACATTTTGGCTTATAACTTCTAAGGATTCAAAATCCATTAATCTTAATGATATTTTTTGAACCTTTTTTCTGTTACAGCAGTCGTAGGAGTATTTTATCTCTATCTTATCTGCTCCTATGACTTCCTTATCATCAAGAAATATTTTCAAGGGTATTCCTTGACTGTCTTTTAATATCTTGATTTTATGTCCTTTGATTTCCATTCTTTTAATGACTCTCCTTCCTCATTCCATCCAACATTTTTTTTAGATGTTTGTCATACTCATCTTTTTTGGTTTATTTTTACTAAACTAAAGGGGTAAAAAAATAAAAAGATATTTCTTTTCTATCAAGATCCAAAATTTGACAAATCCTTTCAATTTCATCTTGTGAAAAATCAGTTTCATTGTTTAATTTCTTACTTATAGTGGCTTTTGAGCATTTCATCATTTTGGCTAAGACATACTCATTTTTCAATTTTTCTTTTATTTTACCCCTTAACATAGAATAATCTCTTTTTATAAAAATCACCTCCTGTTTTAAATTTGTTTATTTTAACTAAACATATGATATCATAACATTTTAAAGTTGTCAATACTTTTTTTCACTTAAAATAAACTTTTTTATTAAAAAGTTGATTTTTCCTAAACTATAGGGTATAATATAGTATCAAAAAAATGGAAAGGATTTTAAAAATGGGAAGAAAAGAGGAATGCCAAGTTAGAATAAAAAAGGCAATGAATCTACGTGGACTGACTCAAGCTGATATAGTTGAAAAAACAAATATAAAAAAGTCAGCACTAAGTCAATATATTAATGGAAAAATAACTCCACGACAAAATGCGATTGGTGAATTGGCAAAAATTTTAAATGTTTCTGAGCCGTGGTTAATGGGATATGACGTTTCTATGGAGAGAGGAACATTTAAAAGAGACAGTAAAGATTCTGATTTTGTTCTTTCAAATGGAATAGAATACGAGACTAAAATTATAAATGGGAAAATCATCATATATAAGAAAAATATAAATTCTTTAAAAGAAATTATAAATCTTGACGATGAAAAGAATTTTAAATTAAAAAATGCTCTACGTTTATTAGAGACAATAATAGAAGATATAAAATTAGATTCCGAGTCTATGATGATATTGGAAAGATTAATAGCACGTATTGTTATAAATAATTACCATACAGAGAAGTATAATACAGAAGAATTTCAAACTTTCCAAAATGAAGGATTCTCCAAGCCAACAAATAAAAGATATGCCTTTGAAGGACAATCTGAAGCTAAGAAAAAAAATAACAAGTTAGAACAGGTTATAATAAAAAATAGAGAGAAAAAGAAAAATGAAACAAAATGATTTTCTATTTTTTCCTTTAAAATTTAAACATATAAGTTTCAAGGATATTATAAAAAAGCACAATATAGAAATTATCTATGGTGACATAGGTACTATAGCTCATACTGAGTTTCATGAAGGTACCTGGGAAATTTACATAGAAGAAACGCTTCATTCAACCTGTAAAAAATTTGTATTACTACATGAAATCGGTCATATCTTACTCGAACATGATGAAAATGAACCTCATTTAAGACAAGGAGAAGTTGACTCTGAGTTAGAATTAGATGCTGATGCTTTTGCTAGACTTAATTTTTATGACAATACTATAGATTATGTCATTCCAGAGGACACTGATGAAAAATATAAACTTTCCAATTTCGATTACATTAAATATCTTTGGGACGGTTATCTACAATTTCTGTTAAAAGAGGAAGCTAATATAGAATATAAAGATGCTAGTGGAAAAGTGTTGGTAAAAAGTCCGCCTTTTAAAAATTTTGATGCTTACATCTATGTGGATGAGTTTTGTCAATATAAATATCACTGGGATTTCAGACTTCCTCTATCTGACGGATGTTGTATATCAACTTATTTTGTTACTATGGGAAAACGTATTTTATACAATCGATTAGAAGTTAACACCGTTTATAACGATGAATTTTATAGAGATTCAAAAACTTTAAGATTTATAAAATTTGCAAAAAATCCTTATTTCAGTGTATTTTTGGGATAAAAATCTCGAGATAATAAAACTATTAAAAGTTGTGTAAAAAAATTTTATGATATAGGAGCGTGATTTAATGGACGAGAGGGAATTTAGTGAATATTTGAATGCAAATTCAAATAAATATATTCAGGATAAATATTCAATGAGTTTAAGAGAACTAATAACCATGCATCAAAACTCAGAGATTAATTTAACACCTGTTTACCAAAGATTATTTAGATGGACTGAAGAACAAGCTAGTAAGCTGATTGAATCTATAATGTTAGGAGTACCACTTCCACCTATTTTTGTATCAGTCCGAAACGGAAATTGGGAAGTAATAGATGGCGTTCAAAGAATATCTAGTATTCTTTGGTTTTATGGAAATCTAAAAAATAAAAAACCTTTAACGTTAAAAAATTTAGAAATTCTTAAAGAATTAAACGATAAAACATATAGCGAATTAAAAAAGAAATATTCGAGTTCTGTATTCAAATTTTTTGACATGAGAAGAATTGATGTTAATTTATTCGTATCTGAAAATATAGAATCTGAATACACTCTTTTTAATAGACTTAATACGGGTGGAATTACTTTATCTGCACAAGAAATCAGAAATTTTTTAATTTCAAAATTAGATAATAAATTTTATGAAGAAATTAAAGCTTTTAAAGATACTAATTTATGCGAACATGTTTTAACCATTAGTCCTAAACAGAATTCAGAAGACTATAGAAGTGAGCTATTAATTTATGCATCAATTATAATAAATAATGATATTGATTTTGAAGGTAAAAAAGGAATAGAAATATTTAAAAGTATAGCTAAAAATAACTACTCGTCACGTGATAGGTTTATAGATTTATGCATAACAGAAGTTTTAAAGAATGGTAAAGCAATAAAAGATATACAAAGCATAATGAACTTATTTGAAATCATACACAGGCAAGTACCTATAAAACCTTTTGCAAATGGAAGGAAATTTTCACCTTTTTTATACATTTGTGTAATTTCATTTATGCATAAGCATATTAATGAAAATATAAATTTACCAGAAGTAATGAACAGAATCCAGAATGACGAACGATATAAGAAAAAAGCAAATAGAGGGTCAAACGTAGTAGATCAATTTATCAGCGGTATTGAAATAGGGAGAAACATATAATGAAAAGTAGACCTGATGAAAAATTAATATTTGAATTAACCACTGCTCTGAGTAACAGAAAAAAAGAGATAACAGACTTTTATATGTACATTCAGAGCTGTCAAAGTTCAGGGATTGCAGAAATATTAAATAAATCCTTCATATTACTATTGTATGCACATTGGGAAGGATTCATAAAAGAATACACAATAAAATATTTTTCATTCATTATATCTCAAAAACTGGTTTTATCTAAACTTACTGAAAATTTTTTATTAATATATTTAAAAAGTCTTTTAAAAACATATAAAGTTGACAAGAATATTTTTCAAGAAAAAAAGATACTTGATCTGGTTTCAAAAGGTTCTAAATTCAAAATAAAAATTGACAAATATTTTGAAAAATATACAGTAGGAAGTGAAAGCAATTTAAAATTTAAAAATTATAAGAATATTTGTACCATCTTAAATTATAGCTTAATAGATGAAACTAATGTATTTGAAACAAATTTGGAAAAATTAGTGCATAATAGAAATTCAATAGCACACACTGGCTTGAAAGCTGAAGAAAATACCTATTCTGATATTTTAGATATTGAGATTATGAAAAATTTAATAGTTAGAGAAATGGAAAATTTTCATAGTTTTATGGAAAAGAATATCATAAATAAAGAATATTTAATATCTATGCATAACGCTTAAATTATGATATAATAATTTGAGGTGAAATTCATGATAAAAATAATAAATTCAGATGTTATAGAAGCTTTAAACACAATAGAGGATGATACAATAGATTTACTATTTATAGATCCTCCTTATAACCTAAATAAAAAATATAAAGGAACTTCTGACTTCTGGAATACAGAAAAAGATTATTTAAACTGGTGTTATCAGTGGTTAGAATTGAGCATAAACAAATTAAAGAAAGATGGTTCTCTGTATTTTATGTGCTCAACACAATTTTATGCATATTTTGATATTTTCATAAGAGAACGACTGCATATAAAATCAAGAATTATATGGGAGTATGATAGTTCAGGTGTACAAGCAAAAAAGCATTTTGGTTCTCTTTATGAACCAATAATCTTTGCAGTAAAAAATAAAAACAAATATACATTTAATTATCAAGATATTTTAGTTGAAACTAAAACAGGAGCAAAAAGAAAATTAATTGACTATAGAAAAAGTCCACCTGCTCCGTATAATGATAAAAAAGTTCCAGGAAATGTTTGGCATTTTCCAAGAGTGAGATTCAAAATGGAAGAATATGTAGAACATCCTTCTCAAAAACCTGAAATTTTATTAGAACGTATTGTAAAAGTTAGTTCAAATGAGAGCAGTGTTGTATTAGATTTATTTGCAGGTTCATTTTCATTAGGAAGAGTATGTAAACGACTAAACAGGAACTATATTGGGATTGAAAAAAGTGCAGAATATTCTAAATTAGGCAATTTAAGGTTAAAATAATCCTACGGCAATAGGATTCGTAAAAATGAGATTAAGAACTAAAATTTTAGAAGGAATAAAAAAATAATCCCTACGGCAATAGGGACTAAGCAATGTGATATACTCACAAACACCAATAGAAGTATATCACACAAACCTTTAAAATTCAATACAAGGAGTGTGATTTTTTTATGAAAAATCCAAATGGATATGGATCCGTCATAAAACTGGGCGGAAAAAGAAGAAAACCTTTTGGTGCCAGAATTACAACTGGCTATGACGATAAAGGAAAACAAATTTTTAAATACATAGGATATTTTGAAAACAGGAAAGCGGCTATGCAGGCCCTTGCTGAATACAACATCAATCCATACGATGTCCAGTTAGCTGACATAACGTTGAAAGAGGTGATGGATATGTGCATGAAGAAAAAAGAAAACCGAATAGAAGCAGGAACTATGAAGACATACAGGACATACTATAACTATTTGGAACCTTTACACAATAAGAAGATAAGCAGTATTAAAGCGGTGGAGCTTCAAAACTTTATTGACAGCCTTTCCTTAGCAACCGGAACTCTTAAACGTGTAAAATCCTACATAAACATGATTTTTGAGCAGGCTATGGAAATGGATATAATAAGCAAGGACTACAGCAAATTTATTAAACTTCCTAAGCATAAGGCTAAAATAGTTAGAAAGATATTTACTGAAGAAGAAATATCACTGCTCTGGGATAACATTAAGGAGCTAAGATATGCGGATGTCATACTTATATTAATTTATACCGGCATGAGGGTAAATGAACTTCTGAAGCTTCCAAAGTCAAATGTAGACCTGACAAAAAATATAATTACTGGAGGAAGCAAGACCGAAGCAGGAAAAAACCGTATAATTCCGATACATCCAAAAATACTTCCACTTGTAATTAAACGGATGGAAAACAAAACAGAATATCTCATTCCTAACAAAACGGGAAAAAATTATTATGTATACAACAATTTCCGGAAAAATGAATTTGAAATGATAATGTCCAAATTAGGAATGGAGCACACCATACACGATACCAGACACACCTTTGCTACAATGATAACCGATGTGTCAAATAATGAGAGTGCCATAACTGGAATGATTGGGCACACCAACATAAGCATGACTAAGAGATATACACATACTAATATTGAAAAGATGAGAAAAGAATTGGAAAAAATAAATTAAAGTGCTGGGATAGTTCCCAGCTTTTTTTTAACTTTTCTTGTATATTACTTGTATATTACTGTTAAAAAATTATACATTTTTGTACATAATTTTATAAAATGACAAATATACGTATCTATGGGATTCCCATATTTTAAATAGTTTCTAGGTCTCGGAAAAAACTTTAATAAAATACACATCTCTTATAATCATTACAATATATATTTATAACTAATTCAAATATTAATACTAAAAAACAATATTTTATATTAAATTCCATTTAGAAAAATAGAAAAAAGGATTATTTCTTTAAAAAATAACTTAAATAGGCTCAATTTAAAAAAATTTGACAATAGATAATAATTTTGATAACATCTATAGGTAGAATAAAAAATTGAGAAAGAAGGAGAGTATATGTCAAAAACTATAATTCCAAAAAATTATGATCCAAAATATGGAATCATGGAAACAGAAATTGCAATAAAAGCTGCAAAAGACTGTTTTGAGAGAGAACTTGCAAAAGCATTAGACTTAACAAGAATTTCAGCACCTATGTTTGTTAGAAAGTCTGTTGGGATTAATGATAATTTGAACGGCGTTGAACGTCCTGTAGCTTTTGAAATGAAGGAAATGCCAGATGTAACATTGGAAATTGTACATTCACTTGCAAAATGGAAAAGAATTGCATTGAAGCAATATGGTGTTGAAGAAGGAAAAGGTATTTATACAGATATGAATGCTATCAGAAGAGATGAAGATTTAGATAATATACATTCAATTTACGTTGACCAATGGGACTGGGAAAAAGTTATTTCAAAAGAAGATAGAAATATTGACTTTTTAAAAGCAACTGTAAAAAAAATATATCAAGCCTTTTTAAATACAGAAAAAGAATTGACTGAAAAATTTGAAAAATTTGAAAAATTCTTGCCAAAAGAAGTTACTTTTATTACTTCACAAGAATTAGAAGATTTATATCCTGAATTAACTCCAAATGAAAGAGAAGACAAATTTGCAAAAGAACACAAGGCAATCTTCATTATGCAAATCGGAAAAGTGTTAAATTCTGGAAAAAGACACGATGGACGTGCCCCAGATTACGATGACTGGGAACTAAACGGAGATCTAATTATGTGGAATCCAGTTTTAGACAGATCATTAGAATTATCTTCAATGGGAATCCGTGTTGATAAAACCGCATTAGAACGTCAATTAAAAGAATTAAACCTAGAAGAAAGAAAAAATCTTGATTTCCACAAAATGCTTTTAAACGATGAATTACCATTAACAATTGGTGGAGGAATCGGACAATCAAGAATCTGCATGTTTTTATTGCAAAAAGCCCACATTGGAGAAGTTCAAGCTTCTGTATGGACACCAGAAATCGTAAAAACATGTAAGGAAAATGGAATCAATCTTTTATGGTACTAATATAAAAAACAAAAAAATAATATAATAAAAAGTGAAAAACTAAAATTAATTAGTAATTCACTTTTTTTATTATTTCCTGCTATTCTCCGTTAAAATTTATTATACTTATAATTTTTATGGAAAAACCTGCAGGTTATGATTTCCTGCAGATCTTGGAGGTAAAAAATGGCAATTTGTCATCTATTTGTTAAAGATTATATACAAAATTATAACCATAACAATGAAAGTAACAACATCACCATTCATCATTACTATTCACCTCCCTCCATTTCAAGGTTGGGTAGCGAACCCAGAAATATTATAACATAAAAAAATACCCCCTTCAACTAAGAAGAAGATATTTTTTCCGCTATTTTTTACCTTAAAATGGAGTATATCCATTACCTTTATATGTTAATTATAGCATAAATTTTCTACTTTTTCAATCATACTAATTTTATTTTTTTATAAATTTATGATATATCCAATCAACTATAATGGCAATCGCATTATCTCCAGAAACATTAGCCGCTGTTCCAAAGCTATCCTGTGTTATGTAAAGTGCGATTAAGAGTGAAGCCATTGGGCTGCTTGAGGCAATTCCAACCATTCCTAAAAATGGAAGTGCAGACATTATTGCTCCTCCAGGCGCTCCAGGCGCAGCTACCATTGCTACTCCAAGTACCATTATAAACGGAAAAATTGTTGAAATTCCGTAGGACATGCTGTGCATCATAAGTACAGTAACAACACAGCTTGTAATTGTAATAATACTTCCAGCCAAATGAATTGTGGCACATAAAGGAACTACAAATTCACGGATTTCAGGCGATGTTCCATTTCTTTTGGCACATTCAATATTTATTGGGATTGTAGCGGCTGAAGATTGTGTCCCAAGAGCTGTAAAATATCCAGGAATCTGATTTTTCATACAGACAAATGGATTTTTTCCTGAAAGCCCGCCAGCAAATATGAATAAACCTGCAGTATATAAAATATGCAAAATTATTACACAAATAAATACCTTTAAAAATATTGAAAGCGTTGCAAAAATTTGTCCACTGTAAGTCATATTCATAAATGTTCCAAAAATATAGACAGGAAGCAACGGAATAATTGATGTGCTTAACAATTTTGTAATTATCTTTGAAAATTCTCGAAAAAGGTTATATGTAGTTTGCCCTTCTCCATTATTTCTAAGCCAGCTAATCGAAAGTCCCATTATGAATGCAAAAATAATCGCTGAAGTTACATCAAACATTGGTGCAACTGGAATGTCAAAATAAGCTGTCAAAAGATTCTTTTCAGGATGTTCCACCGTTGTAAACGAAGCAAAGTTAAGAATTTTCGGGAAAATACTAATTGCCATAAGATACGAAAGCGTACCTGCAACAATTGTAGAAAGATAAGCCAGTAAAGTTGTAATTCCAAGCAATTTTCCCGCTCCATGACGTAAATCTGAAATTCCAGTTACAACAAATCCAATAATCATAAATGGAATAATAAACGACAAATATTTACTAAACAACGACGAAAACGTGACAAAAATCCTTATAATCGGACTTGGCAAAACTAATCCAAGTAAAATACCAAGCACAATCGAAATAATCAAACGTGGCACAAGCCCTATTTTTTTCATAAAATTTTTTCTCTCCTTATAAATTTCTACATAGCAAAACCATTCCCGCAACCCAGCCTCAATATTATTAATTAACATATGGTAGTAACAATTACAATAATTCGTACAGATGTAACAATACTGGGATTAATCATAACTTTTGTAACTTCCCCGCATTACTCATTCTTGTAGGATATTTTTCCCCTAATATCCAAAGGTTTATGTTCACCTTAAAAATATCTACACCAAAAATCTTTTTATTTTTATAAATTACAATATTAAATACACTATTTTTTATTCTTCAACTAAGTCAATAGTCCAGTTAGCCTGTTGCAACTTTGTATCAGTTTCCCGAATTTCCTTAGACAATTTATCCAGCTTTTTCTGCTGTTCAGGCACATTAACCGTACTGAAAACCTTTATTTCCGCTGTAGAATACAAATCCACCTTTTGGCTTGCAATTTCAATAAATTCACGCAAAATTCCTGCTTTTTGTGAAAGCGTATCTTTTTTTGCAATTAACTCCACCAATGAAATTCCATCAATTTTTGAAAGTGTATTTGTTCTATTTATTTTTACTATTAAATCATTTAACTGCGAAATCAAATTTTCTAATTCAGTTAATAAAAGTTCAGGATTTTCAGCAGGTTCTTCATTTTCCTGAACTTTGGCATTATTATTAAGTCTTGTTTTCAGCTGTGCAATTCTCTTTTGAATATCAGCACGTAAAATAAGAGCTTCAGCAATTTTCATTTATTTATCCTCCAATTTTTTGTTTTTACATATTTAAAGTATAATAGAAAAAACAGAAAATGTAAAGAATATTTTTCTCTTCTAAAATTATTTTTTTATGAATCATATTGCTTTTTACAGTAAATATATGTAAAATATATTAATATTGCAATTTTATTTATCAGGTAACAAAAAACTTGATCCTTTGCCAAGAAATTGCTAAATTGCTTATTTGTAATGACTACTAATAAACTATGAAAGGATTTAATAAATGAAAAAAAATATACTATTAATTTTATTTGCTATTTTGGCTTTTGCACTTGCATTAATCATTACAAGCCCTTTTTTCAAAAACTTTAGAAACAGATTTATTAATGCCGAAAAAATATTAGGAATCAAAAAAAATATTTCTAAAAATAATGGAAATGATAAAACAAATGAAAAATCAGAATTTACAATAATTGGAGTTGGAGATATAATGCTTGGCTCAAATTATCCATCTGATTTACTTCCAAAAAATGATGAAAATATTTTGAAAAATACTCAAGATGTGCTTCAAAATGCAGATATTACTGTGGGAAATCTGGAAGGAACGTTATTTGATAATGGCGGTACTCCGAAAAGCTGTGATAATCCAAATGTATGTTATGCTTTTCGCATGCCATCAAAATATGGAAAATATTTAAAGCAAGCTGGATTTGATTATTTGAGTGTTGCTAATAATCATAGCAATGATTTTGGAGAAACTGGAATTAGGGAAACTATTAAAAATCTTGATAATTTAAATATAAAATATTCTGGAATTAAAGATATTGCTGAAAGTTCAATTTTAGAAAAAGATGGTAAAAAATTTGGATTTATTTCCTTTGCTCCAAATTCAGCCACTGTAAAATTGAATGACTACAATTATGCAAGAAAACTTATTTCTGAATTAAAGTCAAAAGTTGATATTGTAATTGTCATGTTTCACGGCGGTGCTGAAGGTGCTGGAGCAGAACATATTACTCGAAATCACGAAATTTTTCATGGGGAAGATCGGGGAAATGTCTATGAATTTGCCCATTTTGTGATAGATAATGGAGCAGATATTGTTTTTGGACAAGGACCGCACGTTACAAGAGCAGTTGAACTTTACAAAAATAAATTTATTTCCTACAGTGGCGGAAATTTTGCAACTTTTGGAAAGATAAATATTTCAGGCTCTATGGGCCTTGCTCCAATTTTTAAAATTAAAATAGACAGCAACGGGAATTTTATCTCTGGAGAGATTATCCCTGTAAGACAAACTTACGGAAGTTTAGGCCCTTTCATAGACTCAGAAAAATTAGTCATCAAAAAAATAATTTCCTTAAATAAATCTGATTTTCCAAACGGAAATGGACTTTCTATAACTGATGATGGAAAAATGACCAAAATTGGCAATTCAAATTAAAAAACTTTATTTTATTTATTTACTGGCAAGGGGTTTTTACCCCTTGTGAAAAATCTTTTATTTTTACTAAATACCATTTGAATAATGAATACGTTATAAATCTTTTTACTAGATTAAACCCAATATTTACTTTCAAATAATTTAAAAAATTTCAATCTATTATTTTTGCTTCAATCTAATAATCTCCCTCTCATTTTCATCCATTTTATTTCCTATTTTTTCATTTTCATTCTCTAATTTTTCTATTCTTTTTTTCTTTTCAATTTCTTCATCTTGAATATTTCTTCTTTCCACAATTACATTATTTGTAATTTTATCATCAGGATTTTCCACAATTTCCATCCCTTCCTCAATATTCATCCCAAAAATCTCAATCTTTTCTCCATTATCCACCCCAACAAAAACTTCCCTTTCCCTAACCAAATTATTTTTATCAATCAAATAAATATAACTTTTCTGATTTTTAAAAATAATCGCTTTTTTAGAAACAGTTAAAACATTCTCTTTCTTTCTATAAATAACACGAATATCCACCTGCTCATTTAAAAATAAATCCTTAAAGGAAATCGGCAAAAACTCAAGCACATTCATATTTACAACTTTATTAATCTTAAATAATTCCGCTTCAATAACTTTTCTTTCAGAAAATAAATCTAAATTCCCTTTATTATCTCTATTTTGAAAACCTTCTTTGCCTTTATCATTTTTAATTTCAACTAATTCCTCAAGCGTTTTCTCTTCCCCAGCTTTTTTATTTTTTCTCCTAAAAATGCTTACTTCAGCCATATTTCCAATACCCAAATTTTTAATTTTTTCATCTGTCATACTTTCACTTACTATTTTCAGATCATTCTTTTTCGCCAAAACAACTATAGGCTCATTTTTATTTACAATTCCACCTTTTACAGCATTAATTTTTACAATATATCCATCAAACGGACTTCTCACAGTTCTCTGAACTAACACAGCATTTTTCATTTCATCTTTTACTTCCAGCTCCAATCCATCTATTTCCCCTTTTACTTCTTGAATTTTCTGATTCACATCCGCCCCTAATTTCTGCTGTTTTTCAAGGTTCCTCAACTGTGCATTTTTTACGACTAGCAATGCTCTTTTTTCACTAATATCACTTTTCTGATAGTCGCTAAATTTTACTATTATATCGCCCTTTTTCACAAAATCTCCAGCTTTAAAATAAACATTATCAACTGATAAATTTACATCTAATCCAATTTTAGTAACATTATTTGCAACAACAGTTCCTTTCATATCTACAAAAAGTTCAAGATTTTCACGTTTTATTTTACTAATAATATATTTTCTATTAATTTTAGGTGTACAAAATTTTATCATAAAAAGGATAATAAAAATAAAAATCGTCGGCATTAACCAAATTAGTTCATCTTTTTTTTTCAATATTTTTCCCCTTTTTTAGTGATTTCCATCAAAATAGGAATTTTCACTTAAATTATCTTCATAAGGGAAATATTGCTTACGTCCAAGATAAAGCTGATCTGACTTTCTTTGGATTGGCACGACAAAAAATCCCCAGTTATTTAAATCAGTGTAAACGAAAAATCTAACTGTATCATTTTGAATTGTATCAGTATCATTTTGAGAAATAATATTTACAAATTCTGGCAAGATTTCCTGTGCATCCATTTCCTCATAGTCATCCTCATTTTTGTAGATCATCTCTTTTTTAAGTTCCCCTTCAGCATTATAAACATAAATTTTTAGTTCTTCAGCCGAACTTTTCTTGTCAATTTGCCCAATCAGAATATCAGCCTTCCGTGAAGTCTGGATCATTTCAATCTTTTCCCCATCGTATTTTTCCACCCACACAGAATACGGCACAAGCGGCACTTCATTCACAATTTCCACATCTATATGCCCAAACCGCTTATAATCCAAATATTTTATAGCACCATCCAGACAGTTCAACTTCAGCTCATAATCATCACGATGGCTAAGTTCCTTGTATTCTATCATTTTTCCAGGCACAAATTCCTTCAGAACTTCCTGAAATGTACTAATTTTAGTCGATTGTCCGCTCAATTTTATAAGCGAATACTCAAAAAGCAGCCCTTCCTTGTAATAAGTGTTCAAAAATTTTCTAAGCATTCCGTAAATATCGGCTTTTACAATTTTTTCTATTTCCTTTATTGTAAAAATATGTCTTGGATAATCTGTTACTGTGTTAAATATTTCATTTTCATAAGTGTGAATTTTCCAGCTTTTTAACTGCGTTATATGAATGTCATTCCTTTTTTCATAATTTCTAGGTGCATCAAAACGTGTCCGCAGTCTTCCATCAGATGTAAAAAATTCTTTTTTTAAATTTTCAGCAGCTTCCCAAAGCATATAAAAATTATTTCGTATTTTTTGATATTCTTCGCTCATTTTATTTTCAAATTGTGAATATTTTGTCGGTATTATTTTCTCATATTTTTCATATTCCAAATTCATATTTTCAAAAATTTTATCAACACCGCTGTCATCAATCACTTTATAAATCATATCATTATCATATTTTATCAAATCATTAACAGAAACAACCCTATTCTCAGAATACTTTGCCCCCAGCACAATCTTCAAAAACTGCATAATCCTATAAGTCAAGTCATTTCCCCCAAAATTTTCATCTCCATTTTCAAAACTTGTCCTTATATCCAGATAATAC